CCTCAGTACCCAACAAGGTTTGAAAGGGAGCCGGTGATATGACACCTGAAGAACAAGCCCTAGCTGATCGCGTCACCCTTGAGAGGCAAACGAATAACTCCTTTTTCACAGACAGACTGAAAAAGGATGTGCTCGCCTACTTGGCGACACAGGGTAATCGTAGGGGTATGGCCATACTGGCACTGGGTTTGACTGAGGTTAAAGTGCAAAAGTGAGCCACTAACAAGAGGATCTGGAAGGGTCTATGACTCCCGAAAAAGGCCTCTTCCACTAGTTGAGCACAATATGATAATAGATATCAAGCGTCAGGATAAGGTTGTGGCTGCACTAGAGGATATTCTAGTTGAGGTACGCAAAGGCAATGTAGTCTCATTCGCTGTAAGTGCTGTTTTCGATAATGGTACTATCTTAAATCACTGGCAAAAGAACACACAAGCCAACTCGACTAGCTTGCTTGGAGCTATTAATCTCCTACTCCATGAGATAATCGAATCTCACGTCAAGGAAGAACGTGAGAACCCCCTATGAACCACACGGTTGAGTCCGTCCTCTGCGATGCCAGGGTACGTTCCTTGGTAGCCTGGTCAGCGATCAACATGACGAGCCGGTACCATTGGCTCGATGACGGAACCATCGTCCACATCCACCCGAGGGGACTCAGACACGTAGACATCCAGATCCAACCACGAGTAAAGCTTGACTTCATCAACCTAGACCTATCCTTCGAGGCACCCAAAGATGCCAACTAAATCCAAGCCTCGTAAGCAGGCCCACACGCCCATGAAGTCAGCCACCAACCGACCCAAGTTGGCGATGGCATTGGCGGCTGCTGACCAGGTTGGTCTAGAAATGGCGTCCTCACAGTTCTCCATAGCAGTTAGGACGTTGAGTAGGTACCGAGCTATCATCGCCCAAGGCAAAGACCCAGAGCTTGCAACTTTAGTCCAGTCATCTGCCACACAAGCGATAGAAGCCTCCAGGGATCTACTGAACCTCACCGTCGACGACTACCTGAGACGGATGCGAGAGCTTGCCCGAACGGCCACCCATGCCCAAGCCGCCCTCTTATTCGAGAAGCTCGCCGAGGTCATGCTTACGAGAGAGAGTCTAGCCAATGGACATGCTGAGCCGAATTCAATCTCGAATCAAACGGTTGCAGTCAATACAGGGCCGATATTCCAAATCCTCAAACCAGCAATTTGATACCGTCACCGTTGACTTCAGCTTACCGACCATCAAGCTAGTCCCGATCTTGTCCCCAGGGTTGTTGGAGCCAACCCACCTGGCACCCTACGGGGATGTTCTTGATAGAGCAATCGAACGTTCCCGAGCTGGGTTCGAATCAGACCGGTTCGAGGTTCATGTACTAGCGGCACCACCCCAACATGGAAAAGCCCTAGCTGATGACACCCCCATCTTGACCAAGAGGGGTTGGATTACGGTTGGTAGTGTTCGAGTAGGGGACTACTTCGTTGGTTCTGATGGTGGGTGGACACAAGTCCTAGCAGTCTACCCTCAAGGAGAGATACAATTATACAAGGTTTCTTTCAGTAATGGGAAGTCAGCTCGCCGAAAGAAGATGGTAAACCCATACTTGGAGGCATGTGGGGATCATCTTTGGCAAGTGCATAACAGGTATTCTGGGCGTCCAACCATCAAAAATACCAAACAACTCAAAGGGGATCTGCGCGAGAGCGACAAACGAAACAAGTGGAGACTCCCCATTGTAGTCCCACTACAGAACTCTCATGCTGACCTACCCATCAACCCATACCTTCTTGGGTGTTGGCTTGGTGATGGCACTGCTTGCAATGGTAGTGTAACTACGATGGATGAGGAGATCATAAACTCATTCAGGGTAACCTATGACCAAGGCGCTTCAAATAACAAGCATACTGGTAGGGCAACCACTTACAACCTATTGGGACTTCACCACCAACTGAGGTTACTTGGGGTAAAAAGTAACAAGCACATACCCGACTTGTACTTGAATTCCTCGGTAGAACAGAGGCTAGCTCTACTCCAGGGGCTGTGCGACACCGATGGAACTGTTGCAAAGAATGGCTCGCAACAATCCTATTGTAGTACCAACCCCAAATTAGCAGAAGGTTTCAAGTACTTGGTCAGCTCTCTTGGGGGTATTTGGACTGAGACCATAAAGCCAGCTGCAGACAAGATAGCTTGGAATATCTGGTTCAGATTGCCCCACGGTTTACCAGCATTCCGCCTACTCAGGAAACAAGATCTTCTCAACGAGGACTCCCCGAGGAATCAACCCAGACGGTTCCTGGAGAGCATCAAACCATCAAGGGTTGGTAGGGCTACTTGCTTCACAGTCGATGCCCCAGATAAGTTGTTCTGTGCTGGTAGGGATTTGATCCTTACTCACAATACCTTCTGTACCGAGCACGGGGTGGTCAAAGCTTTGGTGTCCCTCCCTGGGAAGGTTCATGCTTACGTCACCTACGCCCAAGCGGTTACCCGAAGGGTTCAAGCGGAGACCCGTCGCATCTGTGAGACCATCGGCCTTCAAGGAGAATACTCCCAGGACTCATGGTGGTTCCCGGCTACTAAGTCAGGCATCATCTGGACAAGCGTCGAAGGCGCTCTGACATCTCATCCAGTCTCAGGCCTCCTGATAGTGGATGACCCCCTCAAAGATGTAGCACAAGCCCGTAGTCAGCTCGAGAGGGCCAAGAGGTGGGATTGGGTGAAGCAAGTAGCTACCAAGCGACTTCACCCTGGAGCCACCCTTGTTATCATGGCTACCAGGTGGGTTCCCCTCGATCCCTCCGGTATGGCCATTAAGGAATGGAAAGCTCCCTTCCTAAACATCCAGGCCATCTGTGAAGACCCCAGCACTGATCCCCTTCATCGAGGCTTAGGGGAGGCACTGTGGCCCATCCGTAGGCCACTCCAGTTCTTACTTCAGCAGAGGCAAGCTGACCCATTCGGCTTTAGGGCCCAGTTCCAAGGTGATCCTCAGGACTTGGGGACACAGCTTTTCAAGACCCCCGAACGGTTCGCCAAGGATCTACCCCCGCACAGTACCTTCATCGCAGGTTGGGGCATTGACCTTGCCTACACGAAGACCACCATCTCCGACTGGTCTGTCATGGTGTACGGCAAGCGGGTCAAGACCAAAGACGGGGACAAGCTCTACATCACAAGGGTTGTCAGGAAGCAAGTAGACGTCACCCACTTCTTGGATACGATGGTTCTGGAGACGAAGCTCAAGCCAGCCGCCCTAAGGTTCTATTATGGAGGTGGCGGTGAGTCGGGGGTCAGCAGCTTCATCTCGAAGAAGGTCAGGAACTTCCACGCGATACAAGCCAAGGATGACAAGGTAACTCGTAGCCAGTCAGCTCGTGAGGCCTGGAACCTTGGAAACATAGTAGTCCCAGATCCGGACTCACCCCATTGGACTCAAGATCTGGAAGACTTCATCGAAGAGATCACACAATTCACGGGTACTGGTGATGTTCACGATGACTGTATAGACGCACTTGCTGCACTCTATGATCAGCTCTATAAGGGACAACTCGATTGGTCAACTGTGAACCGCTGGCAAAGTCAGATAGGTGGGTTCAGGCTATAGAATAAAGCTCTTGTCTATCAGCAAGAGTGTATGCCCCCTCGAGCACGCAAGACCGCCACCACACCCCGACAGAGAGAACATGCCCCGCTTACCCAGTCTCAAGAGGCTGGTTGGGACTTACCACGTCAATACTCTAGTCTTGCGAGACAGGAAGGTATCCTCGATAGGATAGCCGAGACCTTCCAGGAGCTAGATCCTTACGCAGGCATTGCTGTCAACGGCACCGATGGTTTCCGCAGGCGAACTGAGACCATAGACCGTAAGCCCAAGATGGATGATCCCATCATTGACCCGCCTGCAGGCATCCCAATGTTGTGGAACGCTGAGGCCATCCAACAGAGCATCACAGAACACTACATAGGGAACTTCGCAACCTCAGGTTACCTTGTGGAGGCAATGCTCAGCGACGCCCGTATCTCTCATGCGGTCAACAGCCGAACCAAGGGTGTACTCAAAAAGAAGGCTTATTACACACCTAACAAGAGGGCACGCGACAAGAAGCTCGCTAAGTACATAGCGGACGAGATGCAGGAGATGCACGATGACATCTTCCCGCAAGACATCTTGGAGCAGCTCTGGGCCTTCACCCCCATGATGGGCTGGTCACTCTTTAATATGGTGTGGGAAGTCCAAGAGGAGATGACTCTCCCCACGTTCAGGTTCTGGCACCCAGCCTTCACGTTCTTCCTAATGAGTGGCAACCTCGACGAGAGGAAGCTTCAGGCAATCACTATGGGTGGTGGTTCTGTAAACCGTACTGGGGCCAACATACCGATCATCTGTGGTGATCCTGAATGGTTCCACTTCGCGCCTTATGGTGAATACCGAGGGTGGATTCGAGGAGCTGTTAGGCAAGTAGGCATCCCTTGGTTGGTGAGGAATCTATCCCTTCGCGACTGGAGTCGGTTGAGTGAGGTTCACGGCATCCCCCAACGTATCGTCAAGGTGCCAGCCAACGCACTTGAGGAGGACAAGGCTCGAATCTTCCAGAAGTTGATCCGCCTAGCCAGCGAAGCTGTGTTCGTTCTACCGGTGGCAGAAGACGGGACTGGGTTTGGAGTAGAGCTTCTCGAGCCCAAGACGGCTGACAGCTACAAGGTAATGGAGATGCTGGGTCACAGGTGCGACTCAGACATTATGCTGGCTCTCAAAGGCACCCAGCTGATGTCAGGCCTTGGGGATCAAAAGGGTGGCTCATCCTCTATGGCGGCTTCAAAGACCGTCAAGAGTGAGGATGAGGACTACTCGGTAGGGGACGCGGTCAAGATCACTCAAGCCCTCCGTAAGCAGGTATTCCCTTTCATCGTCAACTACAACTACGAAGACGCCCAGGATTGCATACCCCAGCTTCTGTTGTCTGACGAACCCCCACAAGACAAGAGCATGAACGCGAAGACCTGGCTCGATGTGAGCCAGGCGATGCTCAACTTCCAAGAGCTTGGGGCTGAGGTTGACCTAGATGAGGTCAAAGAAGAGTTTGAGATCCCATTCAAGAGCAACAAGCTGAACCCACCAGAGCAGCCGGAGCCTAACGTACCAGGAGCTGAACCCTCTGAGGAAGAGGTGGTTCAAAGACTCACTGAGCTGAAGATGGAACAAGAGCAAGTCGAAAGTGAGGAGCTTCGAAAGACCATGACTCTTCAGACGGTCTTGATCTCGAAAGACGATTACAGCTTGGATGAAGCCAAGAAGTGGCTTACAGATCACGAGTACAAGACCGACGTCGACGAGAAGGAAGATACCCTCAGGTTCAGGCAACGCGACCCTGGAGATTTCATCCCAGCAAGCTTCCGCACTGTCAATATAGAGAAGGGCATCAGCTTCGTACTGGGTAAACTCAAGCCCTCCAATGAAGAGTCTCACTCAGCCCACGGGCGCCGAAGGGCCAAACATTCAGATCATCAACAATGGGTTGATAAACTAGTTGAATCCTCAATGGGTCACGGGGTCACTGCAATGACCCCACACCTGAAAAAGCTAAAGAAGGCAATTGAAGAGGCCAATTCTTATGACGACCTCAGAAGGTCATTAAAGAGAATTGCCCGTGAAGTACAACGCGGGAGCCTTGAGAAGCTTATCACCAACTCCAGGCTCATGTCTCACGTCGCGGGTAGGGCTGCTCAACAAGATGACGGGGAGTAATGCCCCTCGAAGTATCAACAGATCCAGTCTACCCCGAAGCGGCCATCAGGTTCTTCAGGAACAAGATTGGGGTAACCGAGGATGAGTGGGATGCTCTCGAGGAGCAGAACCACGACCTCTCGTTCAAGCTCGCAGGCATCGCCGACATAGATGTAGTGGACGACGTCTACTCAGCTATCGATGATGCCATCACGAATGGGACGACCCTCGAAGAGTTCAAGACCAAGGTTTGGGGTGAGCTGGAGAACGCTTGGGGTGGTGAGGTAGTAAACCCAGGGTGGCGGATTGAGACCATCTTCCGAACCAACCTGCAGTCAAGTTACCAAGCGGGACACTACCAACAGGCACAAGAGAACAAGGAAGACCGGCCGTATGCGATGCTTGACGTCGTAGAGGACGGACGAACCTCTGACATCTGTGCAGATCTAGATGAAGAGATTGGTGGGCGAGCTATCCCACTCGATGATCCTATCTGGAGTAGAGCGTGGCCACCCAACCACTTCAATTGTCGTAGCTCTGTCATCACCATGGACGAGCAAGAGGCAATCGCCGAAGGCTTCCTGGAGGACAGTCCTGATCCCCCCTCAGCTGACGAGTTGGATATCGATGAGGACTTCGACCATGCGCCTGGAGACAGCCTCGATGAAGGCTTACCAGACCCCGAAGAATACCCTGAGGATCTACAGGAAGACGTAGAGAGGTTCCTATAACCCATGGAAACATACAGAGCAGGCGGCCCTCTCAAGTGGAAGGATGCCAAAGCACCTATAAAAGATGAGCATGGACACTACAAGGTCAACTGTACCGAACAGTGGATAACCATCCGGACAGCCTGTGAGAATAAAGTTCTTGTTTCCAGTATGAGTGAGTTCGACGAACTTGTACCCGACGCTAGGCCTGATGACCGATACCGAGTGCAAGAGCTCTTCGAGACCTACGAGACGGATGACCACAAGCTCTATCTCACCATCTACCCTGCGGACTAGCTGAATGCCCTTCCACAACGTACCAGAGTCAGTCAGCTACGATAGTTCCATTACTGCAATGGACAATGGTGAGGCCGCTACTGCGGAGAACTTTGAACCCACCTACACAGGTCTGGCTAATCGTACAGCCTTCCTCAAGAGTAAGACTGATCTGATAGACACAGGGGTTCCTCGTATTCGTAGTGCTGCTGATACCACAGCGATGGCCGCCCTCACAGGGATGTCCGATGGTGATGCGTGCTTGATAACAGCCACCAACCTGTTCTACTTCTTCAATGATGCAGCCTTCTATACAGCGGACAATGTCCTCATATTCGATAGCACCACAGTTAGTGGGGCACACTGGTTTGCCTATAATTGGTTCACAGTGGATGTCGATAACGGGCCAGCTTTCGTAGGCCCAAACATCCAATCTCCCACTTGTGCCTCGGGTAAGATCCCTGTCACCCTTCAGACCAATTACTTGGTTGATATCGGGGTTGTCACCAACGGTACTCCGATAGTCCAGACGGTAACGAATCAAGCTACCCCAGTAGTTCTAGCTAACTCTGACATACCCACCAACATCTCATGCCTTGCTGGGGACATCATTGAGATTGATTACGAAACTATCCGTGTTGACTCTACTGTCTCACTTAGTCCTGGGTATATGTACCTAGAAATTATCGAAGACTACGGTGGCGCCAACGTAACCAACGTTATCCAGGGGTACAATGCTGGAGTTCCAGGAACTGGATCTTCTCTGTCATTCCTCAGCCCACGCATCATTCATACTTGCTCGACCCCAGGTATCTTCGCTACTCGACTGTTGTTTTCTAACGCAGCCTCGGATTGTGAGCACGATATCATCACTACGAGTGGTATTCCGGCTTTTAACTACGTAGTGGGAACTTTCAAGGTGTTTCGCCCATGATGAATCCAGCTGGCTCCATTGTTGGTGATGTAGTCTTTGATGAGATCGTCAGGACTTTCACAGGCTCTAATCAAGCTGCTGATACAATCACCTACAAGTACAAGGGTAACATCGTAGCGATAGTTACCCAGACCGTAGCAAACTCGTACCAAGTCACTCACGAAGTTCGCACTCGATGAACAATGCCCAAGTAGCTTCCAAGCTCACCAAGCATGATGAGCGCCTGACAGCCCTCGAGTCTCAGACAGGGTCAGGGGACACTACTATAGTGTCAGACCTAAAGGACAGAGTCACTGATCTTGAAGCCAAGGTCAACCTCCTCTTAGGGATACTGGGAACCCATTGTTACCGGTGTGGGCTTGCTGCAGCATCTAAGATCAGGATCGCACGGGGTGGGATGTTTAACGACGTCTACTGCTGTGAGTCATGTCAGAAAAAGCAAGAGGTGGCAGCATGATTCGTACCTTTGCCATCCACATCCCAGTACCCGAAGGCGATCCGCCTAAGGCCTTCATTCTCATTCACAAGGGTGTCAACGAGTCTGAGAACGGCCCCTACGTGTTCGACGACATTGCAGCCAAGTCTGTAATGCAGGGCTACAAGAGGCGGGGCGTTGAGTGCATGTTCGATTGGCACCATGCCAGCCTCAACGACAAGGCACCTGATCCACGACAGGCTATCAAGTCTGCAGGTTGGTACAGTCTCAAAGTCAAGAATGGCGATTTATGGGCCACTAACATCAAGTGGAACGAGGATGCCCTCGAAGACTTTGCAGCAAAACGGATCCGATACTTTTCACCAGCATTCGACTGCGACAAGAGCGGACGTGTACTTGAGTATATCAATTGCGCGCTAACCAACTTGCCAGCGACACATGACAACGAATCTTTGGTTGCTGCCGCAAGGCGGTTTGAAAGGGAAACTCCCATGACGGAAGAGGAACGCAAGGCTTCAGAGGAAATGAAGAAGACCCTCGAAGAGATGCGCAAGGCACACGAGACCACGGCCAAGAAGCTGGAGAAGCTCGAAGCCAAGCACGAGAAGCTTCTAAAGCGTATGGAGGAAACCTCTGAGGAGGAAGAGACCTACGAAGAGGAAGAAGAGGAAGGTCGTCACGAGGAGACCTCTGAGGAAGAGGAAGAGGGCCGCCATGAGGAAGGCAACCTACCTCCACCCAAGGCTCCCAAGGGAGACCATCCCGAACCCGATGGTGATGAGCCGGACGGTGACGAAGGTGAAGACGAGGACGAAGATGAAGACGAGGAGACCCGTCGCATGAAGAAGCACACCTCAGTCAAGTCCAGGGCCTCCCTCAACAAGGAAATCGTAAGGCTCACCATGGAGAACCAAAAGCTCCGCGGCGTAACCACGGGTAAGGATCTGGTAACACAGATTAAGACCGCGGTTAGCAAGGGCATCATCACCAAGACTCAGATGTCTTGGGCTCGAAGCAACCCCAAAGCCTTCCGTAAGCTCTGCTCGCAGAGCAAGGGCCACACGGCTGCTTACGTCCCACCTTCTCAGGAAGGGACAGCCACTCGCCGTCTCAGCACGACTGAGAAGGAACACTGTGAACGCATGGGGATCAAGGAAGAGGACTATACGAGATCCCTTCAGACTCGCCCAATCGGAACCCCGCTGAAGACCTCTCAGTGGAGCAAGTAAGGGCTAACCCTCTAACCTTGAAGGAATCAAGACAATGACTGCACTAGCTCATGGATACGCAATTCCCCAGATGGATCACGAGGTTGAACCTCGCCAACTGACCTACCCAATCGCCTCCGGTGCCAAGATCTATCTCGGTGCAATGGTGGGGTTGAATGGTAGTGGGTTCCTAGTCCCGATGACTGCTACCACAGGTCTCATCTGTGTTGGTATCGCGGACTATGAAAACAATGTGGCCCCCAATGGTGTTCTAGACAATACCGGTGGTGGCAACGGAGCCTTCTTGGTTACGGTCAAGAGAGGCGTCTTCCTAGTCAACAACTACAGCCCAACCGATCCGGTTGTGGTTACGGACACCCTCCAAGTTGTCTATGCCCTCGATGACAATACAGTAAGGCATACCGGAGCTGGTATGTCCCCCGCAGGTTACTGCATCCAAGTTACCGACGGAACCACCCCAGGTGACGAGAACTTTGGTGCCGGCGTGTGGGTACAACTAGGCATTGGAGTCTCTGGTCTCCAAGGCCCACAAGGTGCCACCGGCGATCCAGGTGGAGCAACTGGTGCAACAGGCCCGCAGGGTACAACAGGCCCGACCGGAGCCACAGGTGCAACTGGTGGTAACGGAGCCACAGGTGCAACTGGTGGTAACGGAGCCACAGGTGCAACTGGTGCTGCAGGTGCAACCGGCGCAACTGGAACCACATAACCTAGATTTCAGATGTAGTGATCCCCGTGGGGGAGGAATGGTCTTCCCCCACCTCTCAACGAGAATCTCAACTTTGGCAGTGGTTGGCTAGCCCAACCTCCCAAGCCCTTCGGCTCTGTTGGATCTCGCTTCAATTCTCTCAATAGAGGAATTTTAGCCATGCCCGACATTGCCCAGCCTAATGCAGATATCGTCTTCCGAGAGGCAGACATCAAGTTCTACGAAGCCACTAAGGCTTCTGAAGCATCAACAGTTGCCAGTAAGCTCGTGAAGATTGTCCCGATGACTACCATCATCGAGGATCAACTCTGGAGTGCACGGTTCTCCGCCGGTCGCCGATGGGTAGGCCCTCGAAGGGTCAACTCAGTTTCGAGCCACGCCAAGCGGCTTGTAGCTGAGCCCTTCGAAGACACTATCGAGATGAGGATGGAAGATCTCAAGTTTGAGAAGCTCCCTCTCTTTGCACAGAACATCGAGACCTTGGCTATGCAAGCCGAGAAGCTCATTGACTACGAGGCAGCGAACTACCTCAAGGTCAACACCCATGTTGGATTCGATGGCAAGGTTCTCTTTGCCATAGATCATCCGACTACCGGTGGTGATGTCACGATGAGGCTGCCCACAGGTACGCCAGCGACCCAGAGCAACTTCGACACCACGACCCCTCTTACGTGGGACAACTACGTAGCAGCCAGGGCGAAGATGATGAGCTACTTGGCCGAAGATGGCAAGCCACTCAACATCGATCCTGACCTTCTAGTGGTTCCCCCACAACTGCAAGGGATCGCAAAGAACATCCTCGAAGCCGACATGATCGCGAATGCTGCAACCGGCCTAGCTGGAAGCAACATCGTCCAAGCACAGAACAACACCTTCAAAGGGACAGCTCGGCTCTTCATCGATCCGAACTTGGCAACCATGCCTCAGAGCTGGTTCTTGGCCGATACTCGCAAGGCGATCAGCCCACTCGTTTGGGGACAGCTTGAAGCCCCCATCTTCACCTACCTGATTGATCCCAAGAGCCCGAACGTGTTCTTCGAGAGGAAGTACATCTACGGTTGGAGTCGTTGGGGCACCTTAACCGAGTCCCTCTGGTACCTCATCTATGGTGCCACCGGTGGCGCCGCATACGGCGACTAAGAGTAAAGAACGGCTTCAGGTAGGGGTTCTCTTCGAGACCTCTGAGAGGGCCCTCTACCTGACCTTAACCCTAGGTGCGTCCAAAATGCCAGTGACACTCACAGCCTACGCTACGTTGCAAGACCTCCAAGACTTGGGAATAGCTCCTCAGTTCTTCACGGGGAAACTTGCACCTACCAGCGATGCTGTGACCAAGTCACTCAACAACGCATTTAGCTACATCAACAGTATCATTGGGGTTTCGGACAAGATCACTCTTCCTCTGACTCCACCTTATGATCCCAATCTCGTACAAGCCAACTGCAATATAGCAGTCTGGAACCTCTTAGCTGCTCGCGGGTACAACCCAGAGAACCCAGCTGATGCTCATATCCGTGTGAGATATGAGGACACGATGAACTGGCTGAAGATGATCAGCCAGAACCGCGCTCAACTTCAACAGACGACTCTGGTTCCCCAGAAAGCTGGGGTTCAACCTGATGTGGTTTGCTCTCGTCCAAGGCACCTGAGGAACTGGTCAGGCAACATTGGAGGGTGGGGCAACTAATGACCATTAGGGCCGCCTCCCACGACCTGGATCGGTTGAGAGAGCTTCTCAATCATCCTGAGGTCATTACTCAGCGCCTGCTTGAGAACGCAGCCGCTGAGGCGAAGAGGCTTGTCCAAATGGGCTTCCGCACTGAGACTGATCCCGACGGTGCCCCCTGGGAACGACTCAAGAGTCGTAAGGGCAAGATCCTCCGTGATACGGCCAGGATGGCCAACAGCTTCACCTCGGTAGCTACCAACGATGGTTTCCGCATTGGTTCGAACGTCAAGTACACAGTGTTCCACCAAGAAGGTACCAAAGGGCACAAGGCTTACCACCGAAGGCAGAACGTCAACACTGAGTCCGGACTGTTCGTCAGGAACAAGACTCGTGGACGTGGGAAGAACTACGCAGGCTTTGCACGGGTAGCCACTGGGGGAACCCAAGTTAGACACTCGTGGAGAAATGGAAAGCAGATCACCTTCACTGTAGCCCCCAAGAGAGTCCTCACTGATCTAGGTGCCTACCATCCCAGGATGCTTCAGTTCAAAGAGGGTGGGGGTAAGATCCCGATCCGTCGCATGGTTCCCGAAGGTGGGGAGCTCACCTCTAAGTGGATGCAGGCGATTGACCGAGCTTGCTCGAACGTAATGATGCGAGCCGTGGTTGAAGCGGGAGGGAGGCCCTAATGCCTGCGATCCCTAACAACCCACCGGTTCTCGCTATCCAGAGCATTGATGACATCTTCAACTTCGTTATCGATGCCCTCACCGGTGGTGATCCAGCCAACTACTACTATGACCGGATCACAACGGGTGCCAAAGAGCTACCCGCTGAGATTGGGGCTCCTTGGATTGCCTTCGAGGCAACCGGAGAGACAGACTTCCAGAGTTCTACCATTGGTGATCCAGGGGACGGGACTCAACTCATCGGCTCCCATTCAATGACCTTCATAGTTCATTGTCTAGGGGAGTCTTATGGGGACGCCACAGCTTTAGCCAATGGGGTTTGGACAGCCCTCCAAGAAGCTGTCGACGATCAACGCCCTCAAGTAGAGGGTGGGACTTGGGAGCCAGGTGAACACGCTACCTCAGGGTACATGCTCGTCAGGCACTTCAAAGTAGTGGGTCTTGAGATCCCTGCTGTCAAACTCCCTCTACAGTACCCGCTTACCGGTCAAGCCAAGCAATCGGTCACGATCAAGAATCCAGTCATAGCTCCCCCAGCGGACGATATGTCCACGGGCATCACCTATCAGGTCACCTCTCCATAAGTAAGGAAATATCGCCATGCCAATGGGAACAGTTACTATCAACGTGAAGGACGGCGGAATTGGCCTGGTTGGCGGAGCCAACCCCAATGCTGTCGTGGTACTCGGTGTGGCCTCCAAGACCAACGCCAACGTCCTACAGACCTTCTCTCAGATCACGGACATCGTGTCTGCAGTAGGTTACGGCCCTGGTGCTGAAGCTTGTGCATACCAGATCTCTTCGGCGGGTGGCTCAGTCTACTTCATGCCAGTTGAGAAGACGGTAGCCGCAACCATCACAGCTGGGACACCCATTGAGGGTGCAGTCACCTCCACAGGTGAGCTCAGCATCTCAGGTGGAACCCTCCCCTACGATAACTACAAGATGGTTATCACGGTGGTTTCGGCGACAGTGGACGCCCTAGTAGCTAGCGGGAACATCGGAGTCCAGGTTTCTCTCGATGGTGGGATCAACTGGGGTCGGACGGTTCTAGTGCCAGCAAGCGGTCTTCTCACCCTCGATGTGGCTCACGGAGCCGTCAAGGGTGATACAGGCATGATCTTCCTCTTCGATGGTGGGAAGTTCAATGTAGGAGACAGCTTCCCCTACACCTGCGTAGCCCCCTTCTACAGCTCCACTCAGCTAGGTACGGCCTTCGATGCCCTACTTGCTGATCCTCACCTCTGGGGTCTGGTTCACGTGGTTGGGTATGGGACGACAGCGGCTGCTACAGCGGCCCTGAGTTCAACCATCTCCACGAAGATGAACAATGCCTTCCTGGCCAACCGGTACGCAAGGGCTGAGCTTTCATGCCCCGATGTCACCGGTGACACGGATAGCAACATCATCAGCCAATGGGCTGCAATAGATGACACTCGTCAGGCAGTAGCGGCTACCACGGACATGATCACCTCACCCATCTTGGGAGCCGTGATGGAACGTGGACACGGGTTTGCGATGATAGCTCGCCTATCCAGCATTCCAGCATCCCGAAGCCCTGGTATCCCAGACGACGGCCCGCTCATTGGGGTTGTCTCTACGAACCGAGACGAGCGAGTTACCCCAGGTCTGTACGATGCAGGCTTTGACGTGGCTAGAACAATCGTAGGCCGCTCAGGTGTCTACGCTTCACTGGGGCGTATCCACGTCCACAGTGGATCTGACTTCTCGATCTGGCCCTACGCCAGGACGATGGACTTGGTGTGCAACGGTGCCCTCCAAGGAGCTACCCACTTCCAGAACACGAGCGTCAAGGTTACCTCAACTGGGCTCATTGACGAGGTGGATGCAGCTTCTATCGAGAAGTACATCAAGGGTAAGATTATGGCCCTCGCAGCTGCTGACATCTCGAGTGTCACAGTAGCAGTGAACAGGTCAGCTAATATCCTAGCTACTCAAACCCTCATAGTCACCATCACTGTGGTTCCGTTCGGCTATGCAGCCAGCGTCGCTGTCACCATCGCCTACGTGAACCCAGCCCTCCAACTCGCGGCCTAACCCCAAGTAACTCTTGAGAAAAGGGAACAAGTACCATGCCCGTAATTCAGCAACTCCCTGCTCCACTGGTGAACGGTGTCAGGACTCAACACTCGAACATTCAGGTTCGCCTGAATGGTCAGGTATATTTCGTCAAGTCAGTCAACTGGGATCACAGCCTGGAGCCGGGAGTCGTAAGGGCCAACCTTCAGGAGCCCATTGGTTGGACTGACGGTGAGTACAAGTCGACCTTCAACTTCGAATTGTACAAGGCTGAGGGTGATGCCTTCGAGAGTGATCTCATGGCTGATCCAACTTACATCGCTCCGGACGGCTCAGGCCACCTGGGATACATGCAATGCTTCTTCCCTGTCATCATCTTCCATAGGAAGGTTTCGGCGGCTGCTCTCACAGAGATTGACTTCTTTGCGAGGGTTACGAAGGACTCGGACTCCTCAACAGTTGGGACGGAAGCACATGTCCGAAAGTATGACTGTGTCACCACCCCGCTGGCGAAGGACGGCCGTTTCGCATTCCTTGGTCAGTCAGGCCTATAACCACTACTCGAGTCAGCCCCTACATTCCGTGGGGGCTGATCTAGGTAGAGAAAGCAGAGATCAGATGCAACCAGAAGAGAAGACTAAGATAATCGCCGGCCTCAAAGAGAAGTATCCCAACGAAGAGCTGTACGAGCACTCACCCCTGTGTGACCCTGATGCGCTCGTAATCTTCAAGGGTGCCGGACGCAAAGAGGTGCTTCAGATGAGGCTCGATGGGGATGACCCCACCCTCAAAGAAGTAGCCGACGAACGCTTCGTGAAGAGCCTGGTTGTCTACCCAGAAGCCAAGGCCTTCGAAGCTCTACTCACCAAGTACCCCTTCTACGATTCAACCCTCTGTAGAGCCATTATCACTGCGTCAGGAGGTGGGACTAAAGCCCCAAAAAAGTTGTAGATCTCTTTGAGGCTGCCAAAGATGATTGGTATCTAGCCTCTCTCTGTTTCGACGCTGAGGTTAGGCGCCCAGATTCAGATGAGGCTGCAGCAAGTGGAATGCTCAGAGCTGAGTTTTATTGGAATGTCCGACAGCTCACCCATGCCTACGTGAAGTTGGAGTAATCTAAATGCCCCAGTGGGATTTCAAGGTCAACAACGATATGTCCAACCCGATGAGGGCAATGGGCAGTGATCTGAACAATCTCGATGCAGGTATCAAGACCGCTACTACCAACATAGACAAGATGGAGAGGGCTATGAAGCTCGAAGCCCTCTCCAAGGCAAGCCCGATCCAGCAGCAACTTGGGTACATGAAGATGTACCGTGAGGACTTACAGAGGGCAAAAGCAGCGTCCGATGATGCAGCTGAGCACGGGTTCTTCAAGAAGCTCTTTGGTGCCGAAGGGTTCTTTGCTGCTGAGCAGATCGAGAAGGTAGTCCACTACACCCACGTGATCTTCGAGTGGGGTGAAAAACTACTCGAAGCCGGAGCCAAGGCTAATGAGTTCAAGGAAGAAGCCCTAGGCACCCTCAAGGTGATGACCGGTTCAGGGGACTTGGCTGAAGAGGAGTTCGAGAAACTCAAGATGCTAGCCAAGGGTACGGCGATGACCAAGACCGAGGTCATGGCTGAGTACCGAGACTTGTTCAGCTTCGCCCAGAACTATGGCACCAAAGCCACAGAGGATGTCATCTCCGCTGGTGCTGACATCCAAAAGTTGTTGGGTACTGGAGCCCAGCAGGCCTTCATAGGAGTAGTCCGCAATATTGACGCGATGGGTGGCCTCAACGAGAGGTTGATCCGACAGCTCAGGGAAGTCGGTATCGCCACCCCCAGTAGATTGTACGAGGCCCTAGCGGGTCAACTACACACGAGCGTCAAGGGCGTCCAGAACCTCATCAAGGCTGGTAGAGTATCCAAGGAAGTCAGCATCAATGCCCTCTTGGATCTGGTCAACACTGGAATCAACAAGGGCGAGGGCGTTGGGTTCTACGCTCTCGAGAAGAGTGCCGAGTCAGTCGACGACCAACTCAAGAACCTCAAAGAGTCTTTCCAGGACATCTTCACATCAGTTGACACCAAGACTGTGGCACAAGCCCTCAAGGATCTAGCTGAGTCCTTCAATCCCGCTACGCAAAGTGGCCAAGAGCTGAGGGCAGCAGCCCAGCAAGCTTTTGAAGTCGTAATCGCTGGGGCTAAATTTGCTCGTGATCACATGAGTGAATTCCTCACTGTGGCTCGTGGCGTCGTGTGGACTCTCAAAGAGATGTGGGCGGTGGCTAAGTTAGTTACTGAGCCTATAGCTCTGATAACCACAGGGCACACCTGGGAAGGCCAAGCCAAGATTCAGAAGGATCAGGCTAGCAAGGAAGCTGCAACCAAGGCGGAGATCGAACGTAACACTATGCTTGCTGATGAGTTGCAAGCCAAACTTAATGCCAAGTTGGGTCCCAATGAGCAACTCGAAGCAACTACAGGTAAGTTTGCAACCTCTGGTGAGAACGCTGGTAGGGCCTTCCATGACAAGTTCATTGAAGGTGCAAACATGGCAGGTGCCTCGGCTGACCTACATAACATCTGGAAGACGGCTAACCAAGAGCACAGCCCATCGATTCTATGGGAACATCATGGGAGTAACTCAGCAGCTGGCTTCAATCTAGGGTTCAGTCGCAATGTCCACATGGCCCTCCCAGCCCACTTGGGTACTGGGTTCGGCTTCCACACAGGTGCCCAAGCTGGCTTTGGGTTACCCCCAGTAGCTCATACAGGGTTTGGCCCTCAGTCCTTCGGTGGGGTTGCAGCTGGAGGTGCCCCCAACATCAATATCACCATCGAGAACAAGTTCGCTGGAGGTGCCCCGACTACCCCAGAGCAGACGGCTCAGGTTAACGAGTCCATGCGTCAAAGCATGCGTAACGCAGCCCTTCAACTCTTCGCGGAGATGCGTCATGGCTAACATTGACACTAAGACCCTACAACCCTTCTGGGTTCGTCACTCTATGCCAGAGAACTTTCTGGTATGGAACCCCATCGTCAACCCTTGGGACGTCGTGTTCCTCAATGGGTTCGCTCTACCTGGGGTGAGTAAGGTTGAGGTCTCAGGTGCTAGGAAGCTGGACGTCAAGCAATCTGCTGGACGCCACTTCAGCACCGTCACTGATATGGGATACAAACCCATAGATGTGATTGTAACTACTACAATCTGGACTCCTCAACAGTGGATTGATTGGCAACTCAACATCCTTCCTATGATTGAGCCACTCCCCAATGCCACCTACTCGAAGAAGCCTGACTCGTACAACATCGTGCATCCAGCTACTCAGAGTCGTGGGGTTCAGGCTATCTGTATTGAGACTCTCACAGGGCCCCACCCAAGTCATTTGGGTTGGAGTGCGAGAGAATTCAAGATCAAAGCCATCCAGTGGAGCAAGGCCTTCCAAGCTTCAGCAACCAACACGGTCAAGGGTGGGGCAATCAATCCTCAATCCAATGCTCAGACCGGGAACAAGAACAAGCCCTCTAAGATCAAAGTCCCAGCGGCTCCCAACCCCTTCCCCACGGCCCCTGTCCACGACTAATCCATGCCACTTATCACCGTCAACGACCAACCCCTACTCTCAGGGGAGATCAGGATGCCCCGCGTTGGGGTGTTCAATGGCGATCTAGTCGTTGACACACCCACGGACTTGACTGGCCCCATCCTTCTCAAGACGGATGACAATAGGTTCTCTCTCAAGGGCGTAGCTTTCAGGGAGGGGCCTTTCACTCAGAAGCTCAAGCTCAGGTTCGTAGGAGGAGCCGGAGGGCTCGATACACTAGTCCCTCCAAAGGCCTTCGACGGGTACACAGTGAGATCCATTCTGATAGATACCCTCGCCGCCTGTGGTGAAACCCTAGCTGCAACCGCCGACAAGAACCTCTTGAATATCTTCCTCACCAAATGGGTACGACTAGCTCAAACGGGCAAAGACGTTGTGAAGAGCCTGCTAGAGCTAAACAATGGGGCAAGCTGGCGCATCATCCCAGACGGTACCTTCTTCGCCACAATGAACGAGCCTTGGCCATCCGTGAGTGATGACCAGTTTGATTTGGCAACCTGGAACCGCTCCGAGGGTTGGGCGGTCATTGGTAGCCAACAACCCTTCGCTCTCCCAGGACAGACCATCACCATCACGGACGGTACTGACTTCCAAAGCACTCAAGAGATCTCTTATCTAATCCACTCAATCGAAGCGGATAAGGTCAGAACCCACCTGTACTTCGAGGATGTATGAGCGATCTGACTGACCGCAGCAAGGAAGATCTAGAGTTCTTCATCGACCGACGTACGGCCAAGTATGACTACGCCTTGGTTTATTCATACATTGTAGTCAGTCAGAACTCCAATGGGACTATCGAAGTCCAGCCGGAAGATCCATCGAGAACACCACCCCTCTCAAGTGTGGAGATCTTCTATGACAACCCAGCTACCAAGGTAACTCTCAAGAAGGGTGCCATCTGTCGAGTCAGATTCGTCAATGGTGATCCCAAGCGTCCAGAGGCCTTCGGGTTCAAGCACGGAGACTACACTCTCTTGGAACTAGGTGAGGGTGGGTTCCCACTTGCAGTCCAAGGAGGGGTCGTCTCAGTAGGAGGGGTTGGTTTAGTAGCCACCTTCGCTGGTGCTGGAGTCCTTACCGCCGGAACACCCCTCCCCTGTGTTCTTGGTACAGTTACGAATCCAATAGGTGGTTGGCCAGGCTACATCATGATCCCTGGCACCTCGAAAGTGAAGGGCAGGTAGATGCCTACAACCACCACAGTACTCGGTGAGTTCGATCTGTCCGCCATGTATCCAACCATGGTGAGTCTGATCGCTGCTATGGATGCAGACGCGGCTGCAAGGCTACAAGGAGCCTTGTCAGTATCAGGTCAGATATCGGTAACCCCTCCCTCCTTCAGTGCGATGGCAGAAGCTCTCGCCTCTGTTTCAGCTCAACTCCAAGCAGGAGGTGTGAGCTTAAGCTTTGCTGTTCAAGCTCAGATCATTGCAGATCTCGAAGCAATGATTGCTTTGATGGCCGCTTTGACAGCCGCTTTTGGATTCACTTCAGCCAAAGCAGAGGTCTTTACCACTGACGGCCCCGCTGTTGAGTTTGGGGGTGCGGTACAAGCTCAAGCGGGTGCAGGTATTCAGGGCGGACTACCTTCAGATCGTCTTCAATCCGTGGTCATCATGACCCGTTACCCAGCCTTTATCGAAGCCTTCTTCAAGGTGTTCCTCGCGTGAGGGTAAGACTATGCCAGCAAACTTTGGAGTAGACATCAGTATGAACATCTCAGGGAGCTTCCCTGACTTAGATCCTACTGGAAAGCTTGTAGTCGGTAATCAGCTCCTACAACAGGCGCTGATCAATAGGCTCTTCTGCGACAAGGGTTCATACCTTCAAAGCCCAGACTTCGGGATCAACCTTGCAGCCTATGAGAACGCAGCTCTGTCCAAGGACTTCAGTACGAGTGGGTTGGCGTCAATCATTGAGCATGAGCTCCAGAAGGACGTCCGTGTACCCACAGTGGATGCCAAGGTTACCTTCAGTCAAGCCTCGATGACTCTCAACATCGTCATCCAGGTCACCCCAGTGAACAGCGGGGACTTCACACTCACCATCTCCCAAGTCAGTCAGGGGAGCAACTTCCAGGTCTACTTTAACCAATCGGCGGCGTAATTATGGCCCTCACCCTGCAAGACACACTAGACGCGACCAACAGCACGATCATCTCGGCTGACAACCAAACGCCCCAAATCGAGCTGGATTACTTGGGAGTCATGCTGAGCTTCCTGAGCACACCTCAGTTCGGGAGCTTCCCGGTTAATACTTGGGAGGACGGGAGCCCTCTCAAAGGGTTCCTACAAGCCGACTCCCATGTCATCGCTGACTTGTCCTCTACGATGTACAATGTCATCTCTGGAGGCATCCTAGACCTCGCAGAAGGTCAGTGGTTGGACTTCTGGGGTGAAGGTCAGTACCAAGAGACAAGGCACCCAGCTATTCAGGAAGTGGGTTACGTTTGGGTCACAGTAGCTTCTGCTCTCACCCTCGCCGCTGGTGAGCTCACCGTGGGTGCTGGCCCAGCTGAGCAGTACACGAGTGTCCAAGCCTCTACGGATTCCAATGGGAACACCATTTACATCCCAGCAGGGGTGAGCATCTCCTCAGGATCCTATCCCTTCCAAGCTCGAATCATTGTCCAAGCATTGGATATCTCCCCTGGAAGTGTGGGGTTCGTGTCACCAGGGGCCATCAATGTCATCGTCAGCCCCAACATTCCAGGGGCTAGTGTAACCAACCTGAACCCAGACAACACAGGGGCATGGGAGCTGGTTCACGGAGAAGACACCGAGAGCGATGCTTCATACCGAGCAAGGCTCAAGTCCAAGTGGCCCTCAATCGCTCTCCTCAGGGGCGGGACGCTAGCCGCATGGGGGTTCTGGATCACAGCCAGTGATCCCAAGGTGGCGAGGTTCAACGTCCTTGAGAACGTCCCCTCAGGTGGTCAGGTTACCATCTACATCGATCCCCCTGCTGAGGTGCCCACAGTGGACTTGTTCCTCAACGGGGATGGAACCTCGGCTCACCCAGCCAATAGACCCTTGTGTACGACGGCCAATGTGTTTGGGGTTTCGGATACCTCTATCTCAATTACAGGCCAGGTCTATGTCCCTACCAAGTGGAAGGTTCAAGCTCAAGCCGCATTTGAGACAGCAGTAGCCAAGCTTGCTGGGCTGGTACCCATCGGGTCGACCATCTACCTGTCAACCATCATCGGGTTCATTCAAGCGAGCTCTCACGTTGATCACAGTGAGAATGTGCAGCTCAATGGAAGTCCCTCTGACATCGTTTTAGGTACCAACGCGGTACCAGTATTCGCAGATAACCTCACCTGGATCGGGTTCTAAAGATGCCAAGTCCCCGCCAATATGTGAACTTCCAACCAGACTCACAACCTGGGTTCCTCCAAGGCTATCAAAGCAGAGCCTTGGGTGCGGGTATGGGGTACTTCAAGGATTGGTACGTTGAGGTCAACATCGTAGGTGTGAGATCTAGGTTCCTTGGGGTGTGCCCAGCAGACGCTCTCGCATACCATGGAGACGAGCGTTCACTCGATAGATACGTGGGGGACACGGATGATATCTATCGAACCCGTCTAGTCGACGCATGGCAGCTCTGGACATTCGCAGGGACAGCCTACGGTATCATCAAACAGCTCAACTCAGCTGGATTCAATCACATCTACATTGAAGAGGGGGCTACCTTCGGGCCTGATCACTCTCAGTGGTGGAAGTTCTGGGTCATCATCGACGACACTTTCGATCATGTGTTCGGGAGTGTGGCTTGGTTCATGGGCGACGGTTACCTCATGGGTGGAGGGAAGAACCTTGGGTTCACGAACAACCCTCCCAATGAGAGCTCTATCCGTCCCATCATCAACAAGTGGAAGCCAGCCACAACGATTCTTGCTCAAGTCATAGTCATCCTAGATGGTTGGGTCATGGGCGATCCTCTCGTACTCATGGGTGATGGTCATCTTCTTGGGGGAACGGCGGTAAATATCTAATGGCAACCGGGCCAAAGTGGGCAAACGATGTCATCAACTCCATCGGCGCAACTGGGCCGAGCGGGAATACATGGCCTTCTAATCTTCCTGCTGATCCTGTTGCTCCTACTGGCTACCCGCCGGTGGTTGAAGCAAGTCCAGCACCTCCCGTACCAGTCTCACCTGTGTGGGCACCACAACCATTCATGCTCGCTTCGGGCCCCTCTGGGGTAACGACGTGGCCTGAAGACTTGTTCCCAGAGCAAGGTGTCACCGGCGCGACAGGTGCAACAGGGCCAGTAGCAGCAACAGGGCCCACAGGAGATCAAGGAACCACTGGCCCCACAGGACAGACCGGTCAAATGGGCCCCACAGGGCCTGGTGGTGGTGCTTCAGGGCCTACAGGTACAACTGGGCCTACAGGAATTCAAGGCCCCACAGGAATCACTGGCCCGACTGGCCCGCAGGGCACGACAGGTACAACTGGGCCTACAGGAATTCAAGGCCCCACAGGAATCACTGGCCCGACTGGCCCGCAGGGCACGACAGGCCCCACAGGATTACAAGGTACAACAGGGCCTACTGGGGCAACCGGAACTACAGGTTCCACTGGCCCGGTACCATCGAGCCCTCAACTGTATGTGACTGCTAATGAGAGCACCTCTGTTAGAAGGGTTCTCACCTATACAGATGCAGTAGATCATACAGTAGCTGTAGGGACTCAAGGAGTTTACTCTGATTGCTGCTGGGACGGGGTAAATCACATCTACATCACCAACCCAGGTTCAGGGACTGTTTCCAGAATCCTCATCTCTACAGGTTTGGTTGATGCAACCATCACAGTCGGGACGACACCAGCGGGGGTCTGCTGGGATGGTGCCAACCATGTCTATGTTTGCAACCGAGGTGACAACACTGTCTCTCGAATCAACATCACGACTGGGTTGGTTGATGCAACTACCACGGTAGGTACTAATCCAGTCAGGTGTTGCTGGGATGGTGCCAACCATGTCTATATTGCCAACGCCCCTGGAACGGTATCAACGATCTTGATCTCGTCTGGGTTAGTCGACAACACGATAAATGTTGGATCCTATCGTACTCTTTGGGGTATGTGCTGGGATGGCGGGCTCTATGTCTATGTTACTTTCAACAGTGCTACTGATGGCGGGCTCTATCGGATCCTCATCTCAACGGGAGCTGTCAGTCAAGTCTACTTGACCGGTGATCCAACGGCCATTTGCTGGGATGGTGCCAATCACCTCTACTCATCCAATTCTACAGCTAGCACGGTTTCGAGGATCTTAGTTTCCTCTGGTGCAGTAGTCTCAACGATCAGTGTTGGAACTGGCCCTGCAGGCATCTGTTACGATGGTGCCAACCATGTCTATGTCATCAACAACAATGACAACACCCTCTCGAGGATCGCTGTCTCAACTGGGTTGGTTGACAACACCTTCGGTTCATTACCAGGAGGGATCAGTATCTGCTGGAACGGGATGGATAGCCTTCTCGGGCCTACAGGGCCCACAGGAAACCAAGGAACTACAGGCCCAACGGGCCCAATAGGAGCAACCGGTATCGGAGCCACAGGAGCGACTGGTCACACAGGTGCGACAGGCCCTACCGGATCTTTGGGTAACACAGGCCCAACTGGAATCCAAGGCCCAACTGGTGTGACGGGTGGTACGGGCCCACAAGGAGCGACTGGTGCGGGTGTCACAGGAGCCACAGGTATTCAAGGGCCCACAGGGCCACAAGCTAACACCGGCCCAACTGGAGCGACTGGATTACAAGGCCCCACTGGAACAACAGGGCCCACAGGAAACCAAGGAACTACAGGCCCCACTGGTACACAAGGTCTCTACGGTGGTGGGGCAACGATGCCCTACAACTTTAGTACAACTACAACGATCAGTGATCCTGGAACCGGTTTCCTTCGTCTAAACAACTCAACTCAGAACATAGCGTCTCACTTACTTATAAGTGATTTTGATGCAGGCGGCCCCGTTGATGAAACAAATATCCTCTTCTCAATCGTTGCTGGTAGTACAGTGCGATTGGTTAATAGAGTTAATCCTACTCAATTCCTTACCTTCACTGTTTCAAGCGTAACCAATCCAAGTGGTTACTTTAACTTCACAGTAACAAACCTCACCTATAGTTCGGCTAGCCCATTCTCTAACAGTGAGCCATTACTCGTGATGGTAGATTACCCTGGTGTACCAGGGTTAAATGGGGCAACAGGGCCTACTGGTCACACCGGTACGACAGGGCCTACCGGTGGTATAGGGCCAACAGGAGGGATTGGCCCAACCGGTGAGACTGGTATTCAAGGAAACACAGGTGCAGGTGTCACTGGTGCGACTGGTGTTGCTGGAACCAATGGAATTACAGGAGCCACAGGTGCAACCGGTGCAACCGGTGCATCAGGTTCGGTAGCGGCGACAGGCCCAAGTGGATCATCTGGCCCTACGGGAGCTACAGGGCCTCAAGGGGTGTTCGGAGGTGCAATCACTCTAGATTACCTATTCAATACAACACTTGGAGGGTCACCAACACCTAGTTACGTATCTTTCAATAGCTCTGGCCCCGCTTCGGTCACTGTAATCACCATCAACCAAACTAATGTCAATTCAATTTCTGTCAGTAGTTTACTTGTTAGCGCTCTTGCTGTGGGTGGTAAGATCCGAATCTCGAGTAAAACCACTGATACTAAATGGGACACCTACTTAATCACCAGCGTAGCCTCCGGTGGGGGTGTCTCCACAGTGGGGGTGTCCATTCTAGCAGAGAGTAGTGGTACCCTGCAGTTCGCCACTAATGATCCTGTTTTGATAATGATAGACTCTCCTGGAGCTACAGGCCCCACAGGTACGACAGGGCCTACTGGAGGAACTGGCCCGCAGGGTACGACAGGCCCTACAGGAGGAACGGGGCCTACAGGAACTCAAGGAACCACGGGGCCTACAGGAACTCAAGGAACCACGGGGCCTACAGGAACTCAAGGAACCACGGGGCCTACAGGAGCTACTGGGCCAATAGGTAACGGTGCGTATGGCGAGTTGGTGTTGGTGGGTAACGTCACAGCAACGAGCCTACCAACCCAGAATACCTATGTGCAGGTTACTGCAGGGTGGGCCGCTGATGAACACTTAGGTACCACCCCTTCAGCAGGCTCGAGTAACATCACCTCGAACACGACAGCAGAGTTCCAGACCAACTGCACTATAGCCTTCACTTCAGCTGGTGGTGCAAATCAGGTCTTCAAATTTGGGATCTTCAAGAACGGTACGCTTATCCCAGATCACGTAGCTACCTTCAAACTCAGTAACACGACTGACACTGGAAGTGTGACCATCACAGGAGTTGATACAACCACTTCTGGAGATGTCTGGGATCTTAGAGTTACTTGTACCTCTACTGCCTCAACTACTATTACCATCACTGATGCCAACTTCAACGTACACGCGGTAGCCGGATCGATGGGCTCAACTGGGCCTACAGGCCCATCTGGTACTATCGGGACTAATGGAATTACAGGAGCCACAGGTGCGACCGGTGCTGGAACCACGGGGCCTACCGGTGTTCAGGGAGCAACTGGTTCTAATGGGGCTACAGGAGCCACAGGCCCGTTAGGTACAGGAGCCTACGGAGCTCTCACGATGACGGGTAATGCTTCGGCAACCACCCTAACAACACAGAACACGTATGTCCAAGTGACAGCGGGTTGGGCAAACGGAGACTCAGCGGGCACCACTCCGGATGCCTCAACGAACCACAACATCGTCTCGAACACCACAGCAGAATTCTTGGTTACTTGTGACCTGACCCTCAAAACAGCAGGGGCGATCACCAACACCTATCGAGCTGAAATCTTCAAGGCTGGTTCGGCTATAGGCAGCCCATCAGCCACTGTGAAGTTGGATCTCACCACTGACGTTGCAACCATCAGTCTCTCTGAGTTGGTTTCAATTACCTCAGGTCAATCTATTGATGTGAGAATTACTTGTACCACTGTAAGCTCAACCTCAGTGGTGGTCAGTGATGCTTCTCTGGTTATCGTAGCAGCGACCGGAGGGTTAGGGGCAACAGGGCCCACAGGAGCTGCGGGCACCTTCGGAGGAACCCTCACCCAGAAACTAGATGCTGGACAGTTCGCCTTCTATGATTTCGACAATGGCCATAACGGAAGCTGGACAAGTCTTGGGGCTGACGGATCTACCTCAACCCTGGCGGTTGCCATCAAGACAGCTGGGTTCACTCTCACAGCTTCTCATAAGTTTGTGGCATCCCTTGGTTGTCGTGTGTTCATGTACCTCAACTCAGACCACACTAAGGCTGGGTACATGGATATCACCACAATGGTGAACATAGTAACTGACGGTAGTTCTGTCTGTACCTGCATCTTCCTCAATACAATCATCCCTGATCTATCTCAGCTCCCATCGAACCTTGCAGGGGCCACCTGCACCGTTGCTGCATCCACTGGAGGATTTACCATCTCTGCATCACGTCCCGCCGGTGTAGCAGCATCTGTGTGGGCTCATTGGTTCATCAACAACTTCCAGGATACCACTTAATATGTTGGGATCTACAGCGCCAGGGCTTATTCCTCGAGGATTAAGTGGGTATAATAATAGGATCTTAGGGGTTCAAAATTCTGTTGGCGGTAGCTGCATCTATACTGTTGATGGTGGTACTACCTGGGTTACTGGGGGTGTACCATTTGTTAATCAAGCCCTCACTAAAATAACCTATTATCCACCATCAGGAAGGTTGGTATGCTTATCAGGTAGTACTACAGCTACAAGATTTTCTGCTGACGGTGGTATCACATGGGCTGCTAGTGGGGTTACCACGGTGGCTTCTATGGAATTTATTGTTTATGATCCAACTCATAGTAAGTTAATCACTGGTAACCCAGCATCCTCTCAAACAACAACCAATTTCTCAACGAATGGTGGAGCTAGTTGGAGCTCAGGGGGTGCTCTAACAGCCTCTAATAACTTCAGAGGATCTCACGATCCGGCCCATGGAAGGGTAGTACTTGTTGGAGTTAGTGGACTGACCACCAACTACTCCACTGACGGAGGGGTTAATTGGAATGCAGGTGGGAACCTCACCAGTAATAGGACTTGGATTGCTCCAGTCTACGATCCTATTAGTCTTAAACTAATAACTGTAGCTGGCAACTCAACCATCACAAACTTCTCCACTGATGGTGGGACTACTTGGAGTGCAGGTGGGAGCTTGGTTACTATCACTAGCGCTCTTGCATCAGTCTATGATCCGCTATCGGGTAGGATAATTTGTATTAGTTTGAGTAGTACCACAGTAAATTACTCCACTGATGGTGGGACTACTTGGAATGCAGGTGGGGCCCTCACTACAACCCCTGTAGTAGGGTTTTCAGCGTTAGTCTATGATCCACTTCATGGCAGAATTATAGCAGTGATTAGCGATACAGTAACAAATTACTCCACTGATGGTGGGACTACTTGGAGTGCAGGTGGAAATACCCCTGTAAGTCTTAACACATCACCTTTAGCTCTCATGCTCCCATAAAAACACAAACAGAAATGAGATCTCAAATATGAACCCAATCCTCAACCTATACAAAGACTCCCCTATTAAGTTCAACTTCCACGTCCTCGGGTTTCCCCATACCCAGACGAACGAGACCCACCTCAGCTGCGCATATACCCAGAAGATCGTTAAGTTCCTGAAAATGTACAGCGGCTTCGGCCACAACATTACCCACTATGGGAACGAAGGATCGGTAGTCCCCTCGGATGTAGAGCACATTCAGATCTTCACTGAGGCCGAACGCCTCAAGTTCTTCAAGCAAGGGCCAGTAGACACCTCCACTAATGACCTTGTCTGGGATGCCAACATGCCTTATTGGAGGGCCTTTGGTCTTCGAACGGCCTCTCACCTTGTTCATCGAGCCAAGAAGGGAGACTTCGTTCTACACCTAGCTGGAGGCCATTGCTACCATTGGGCTGTTGACCAGTTCCCAGGGTGCAACAAGTACGGGACTGACAACGTCTTCTTCGTTGACATCGGCTCAGGGCACTACGGGGATTGGACTGACTTCGTGGTCTACGAGTCATCAGCCCATCGAGAGCAGCTCCACGGACGTCGTAAGTCCTCCTGGGAAGCCTACGGCGATGCAGTCATCCCCAACTACTTCGACTTGAAGGACTTCCGATTTGGAATCAACCCAGAAGAATCTGATCCGAGAATCAAGGCTATTCAGCAGAAGCCCTACCTGCTCTTCATTGGCCGACTCATCGCCAACAAGGGATACTGTATCGCCATTGATGCAGCCAAGGAACTGGGGATGCAGTTAGTTCTCGCCGGTCAAGGTGATCCTGGCCCTCTGCCACCCAATGTCTTCCCGTTCGGTTTTGCGAACCTCGAACAGCGTAAGTCCCTTATGGCTGGTGCAGTAACTGTCCTGGCTCCTACGAGGTACCGAGAGCCCTTCGGTGGGGTCGTAGTAGAGGCCCAGCTCTCCGGTACCCCAGCCATCGCATCCGACCAATGCGGCTTCTGTGAGAACGTCCCAGAAGAGTTCCGGTGCTTCTCCCACCGAGAATACGTAGCAGCCGTCCGACACGCCATGACCCTCACCACAGAGGATCGTCTAGCTATCCAGAAGCAAGCTCAGGCCAAGTACTCCCTCGAAGCCATCAAGCCCCTCTACGACAGGTACTTCCACCGGTTATATCAACTCAGAGCCCAAGGCTGGTATGAGAACCGCCCTTGGGGAGAGCTGGTGAACCTGTGACCTTCAACTTTCATATCCTCGGGTTCCCTCATACTGCGGTGAACAAAGACTACAATGCGAGTGCGTACACCCAAAAGATGGTGAAGTACATTCAAATGATGGCCCCTCGTGGGCATCAGATCACTCTCTACGCCAATGAGGGTTCTGTTGTACCTAAGGGTGTTGAACTCGTTCAGATCTTCACCCAATCCGAGATGGACGGATACTTTGGCCCTCATGATAAGCAACAGATCTATGGGATAGAGTGGGAGCCTGACAAAGACTATTGGGTAAGCTTCTCGAGTAAGTGTGCCACTGAGACTTCCAAGAGGGTCAAGCGAGGGGATTTTATCCTCTACTTGGGTGGAGGTCATTGCTACAAGCCGGTCTCTGATCGGTTTCCCAAGTGCTTGGAACTTGGATCCGAAGTGGCGGCGATGGTGGACTACGGCTCAGGTCACTACTTCAAAACCTCTGACTACGTCGTATACGAATCCCATGGCCATCGAGAAGCTAACCATGGGTGGGTACACTCTAAGTGGCACTCTGATCTTGATGCAGTCATCCCCAACTACTTCGATATCAAGGACTTCCGATTCGGCCCCAACCCAGAGGAATCTGACCCTCGAATCAAGATCATCCAAAAAGAACCGTACTTCCTGTTCATCGGACGTCTCATCTCAGAGAAGGGTCTCGATTACGCTATCAAAGCAACGGGCCACCTCGGTGTCAGGTTGGTGATGTGCGGCCAGGGGAAGTTTCCGGATAACCTCCCGGATCATGTCTTCCCCTTCGGATACGCAGACACTGAGCAACGTAAGTCCCTCATAGCGGGTGCAGTCGGTCTATATGCCCCCACCCTCTATCGGGAGCCCTTCGGTGGGGTCGCAGTCGAAGCTCTACTATCCGGAACCCCTGCCATCACGACGGATCATGGTGCCTTCTGTGAAACCGTGGAACCACGCTTCAGAGGCGTAACTGTGAGTGAGTTAGTCGAAGCTGGACAGCTTGCCCTGACGCTCACTGTAAATGAGCGTAAGATCCTTCAAGCCAAAGCTCAATATCAGTACAGTCTGGAAGCAATAGCCCCTCAATATGAGAGATACTTCTCTCGGATATACGAGATAAATAACATGTCAAAACCCTGCGAATCCAAAATAACCCAATCACAACACGATGAAGCTCAGGACTTCGAAGCGGGGTGGTGGGGCAACTGCGGCAACACTATGGGTGAGGAGACCAAGCAGCTCCTGTACTTTGACCGGATGGGCCTCCCTCCGTTCCACAATACGATGTGGAACTTCAACTTCCACGGGGAGGGGTTATCCATCCTGGACATTGGTGGTGGCCCAGTCTCAGCCCTGCTGAAGTTCCAAGGGGCTACGAGAAGAACCATCGTCGATCCATGCAACTACCCCAAGTGGGTAGATGAGCGATACGCCGCATGTGGGATAGAGCAGATCAAATCACTGGCTGAGGACATCTCCTTCAATTCCTGCTTTGACTTAGTTTTGATCTACAACTGTTTGCAGCACGTTCACGATCCAGAGAAGATCGTGTCGAACGCCCTCCGTGCGCTCAAGCCTGGGGGCAAGCTCCACATGTTCGAGTGGGTTGATAGGCCCGTTGAGCCAGGTCACCCTCATGTGTTGACTCAGGATAACCTAGAGAAGTGGACTGGCCTTAAGGGCAAAGTCGAGATGATGAATCAAAACGAATGCTACGGTAAGGCCTGGTATGTATGAATGACGAACCAACAATACCCTCTTCAGAAGCTCCTCAGCGAGACACTGATCCCCATGAGCTGAAGCCCAGTCTCGCTCCCAATTCGGTTACTTGGGCGGACGTGTTAGCTACCCACCAAGCCGTTCTGGGTGAGTTAGCGGGTCTTCGGGGTGACGTATCAGAGATGAGGACCATGCTCAGAGATGCCTTTGATGCAGCTCTGAACCTCGACCCTCGGGTAGAGCAACTTGAGCACCAAGCCAAGCATGGATTTGTCGTGTGCAAGTTTCACCACTCCAATGGTGACGAGCCTGTAAGCCCACCAGATTCAGAGATCGGATAAATATCATGAAGAATGCAGCTCAATCACAACCACCTACGCCCGAGAAGGAAGTGAGGCCTGAGTTCTGGACGACAGACTTGTACCTGGCAGCCTTCCTCCAGACAGAGGAGGTGGTTCTACTTAGAACTGAGACTGAGCTACGAGGAAGGTGTCAGTTCGTCTTCCTCGCAGATGTCAAACTAACCAGCTTGAAGACAGCTTGGTTTGCTCGTGGGGCTACCACCAATGCCTCACGATACGCAGACAACATCCGCTCCCTCAAGAGTCTAGTGCACTCCGGAGCAAGACAGTAGTCCAAGTGACATGCACACCCCACCATGCGAGGAGTTGGACGAGATAAAGATCGAGATTGCAAGGATCGAGACCTCGATGCAGGACTCGAACTACCCGTCCAAAACCTCGAAGAAGTGGAAGCGATTGGCAATCTTGATCCCAGTGGTAGTGACAATACTGGGTTCTATAGGAGCCTGGATCACGGCTGCCATCAATAGCTCAATCACGACTAAGATTCAATCTGTGTCCAAAGAGACTGCACGACAGACGTGCCAAGACCTCATTGTAAGTCAATCCGCTTCGTACATGATGGGTATCCAAACTGGACGAGAGCAAGCTAAGCAGGAAGAAGCGCAGAAGCGAATCGAGAACCCTCCTCCCTTGGGACTGACGGTAACCCAGAAGAATCAAGTTAAGTCCCCTCACTAGCCGGTGTACATTGCTGTCATGGATGAATCGAAGAAACTCTACCCGAAGAGCTCTCCACCAGTGAAGTGGCTTAAGGTGATGGTGCCCGCTGGGCTCCACGAAGATCTCACTAGCAAGTGCAAAGAACTCAAGATCACACTACCCGAAGGGGTGGAGCTATCCATCAAACGATGGATACAGGAGTAAGACCCAATGCCCACAGAACTAACTGATTCCCTTACCCTCCTCAATAAGCCTGATCTGGCTAAGGCCATGTATCATGCATGGAATGAGCTCTTCGGAGACTATCCAAAGAAGGAATCACTGTGGGTATTGCTGGCTCAGATTCAATTGGAAACTGGGATGAAGTACTGCCACAATTGGAACTTGGGCAATTGCAAATCCGTAGAGGGAGATGGGCATGATTACCAGTTCTATGGTTGCGGTGAAGAGCTGCCCAGTGGGGTCGCTCAGCATGCGGTAGCCAGCTCACCCCTCGTGGCCATCAAGAGAGTCTACACAGCGAACGGGCAGCAGATGGCCTCCGTGTGGATTGAACCCGATCATCCCTGGTGTCGGTTCCGAGCGTTCGAGAGTCTCGAGTTGGGGGCCGCCGATCATCTAGTGCTGATGAGTAAGAGGTTTTCAAAAGCATGGCCTGCAGTAGTGCAAGGTTCCCCCGCCGTGTTTGCCCATTTATTGAAGCTCCAACACTATTACACGGCTCCGGAGGAGCAGTACGCCCATACCCTCACCAGTTGCTATAACGACTGGTCTAAGGTGCCTGTCGACTACGACACAGTGGAACCCCTCACTGACGATGAGAAGTCCAAGATACAGAACCTTGTGGCTCTGACGATGGCAGCTTCATTGGATGAGACGGTGTAATGCCTACGGTTGATGAACTTCGTGAAAAACTGACCGCTGCAAGGCTAACCCCGCGGATCCCCAATCTCCTCAAGAAGGAGATACTAACCTATCTTGCTGGGGTGGAGACTCACCAACGGTGGCAGGTGCTATCCAGCTTGGGTCTGACAGAGAGTAGGGTGGCAAAATGGGCTTCTCACAAGAGGACGTTCCACACCTGATTAAACAACAACGCCCCGGGAAACTGGGGCGTTGTGTAGCGTGTGTTTCATGCCAACATCAAAAGTGGTTTCATCGGGTACCAGGATCTCCCTGACCACCATGCACGCTAGGTAATCAGTACACCAATCAGGAGCCGGTGGCAAGGTGCACGCCGGAGTCCCACTCTGAATCCACATGCCTGGTGTCAGGACGGGGCGGCTGCAACCGTGGGGCCGGGATCTTATCAGCGTAGCTCTCCATCGCCTCTAATAGAACAGTGGCCCAGGAGTCCCCCTCGGCCCGCCTGTGCTCGTCTACCTTACGGTACAGGCCAGTAGGTAGGAGATCCCAGAGTGTCCCCTGCAACCCAGGGGTCGGAACCTCTTTGGCGCCAGCTGCCGGAAGGGTGCATTCATTCAACCAGTAAGCCAAAGCTTCTTCGGTCGCTGGGCCCATAAGCAAACCCATCTCCAGGGCCCGCGCCCTGAATCGGAATTTAAGGAGCTTGGGTACTATCACATCTAGTGATGCAAATCCTTCCGGCGGCGGTTTATAGGTTGTCGGTTTCGAACGCCCATTTGATATCTGAGATTTGATTATCATGGCTCAAAACACGTAGTCCCACGATATGAGAAAGTCAAATCTCATATTCAGGTTTCTCATAAACCGGCTGGCCTATCATTGGGGCCAGATAGAAACCCCTTGACGAACCATCACAACCACATTACGTTCTAGTACGTCAACATGACAAAGTATCTGAGAATCAAAATTGAAGACCGGCTGCACCGCCAGCTGAAGGCCAAAGCGGCCCTAGAGTCAAAACATCTCCACACCTTAGTCGAGGAGATGCTCGAACGAGGGGCCCTAGAGCCGGAGCCTATTCGCGTGGCACCCGAACAAGCACTGGAGGATTCCAAGTGAAGATTACCATCCAACTAGACGACATTCGACTCCCCGCGGAACGCGGCCCTTACAAGCCTGTCATCATCCAAGTAGATGTCGTCAGAGCAGGTGAGGATCACCAGGTAGAGATCCGTGGGTACAAGCCTGCCAACGCAGACGAGGATGAGTTCTGGGGGATCATGATCCCCCGAATCATGGGGCAAGTGTGTGATATCGTGAACGGTCTTCAGAGGGCTAACTAGATGAGAGTCACATCCATCACCTGCTCCTCCAAGTGTGAGGGTCAGTTCGTCAGTTGCCAAGCCGACCTAGGTGAACAGGATGATACCCACCCTGAACGGTTGGCCCTCGTGGCCCTCACCTTGAAGCAAGCTACAATGACGAGCTGTTTACTGAATGCGGTGGCCGACGGAACACTCTCAAAAGAGGTGGCTCTTCAGCGAATCGCGGCTTTGAAAAAGCAGATAGGTGCCTTGAAGGAATCCCTCTCTTCTAACATTAGCCTACCTTAGGGCCAGTGAATTTATCAATCTGAGTAATTCCAGGGCCGGCCCACCAATCACTGAACAAAGAAGTAACACTCCAAAAACACTTTCAGCCAGAGAGTCAAAAATCGGAGTCCTGGATTTACTCAGAAACCGAATTCATTAGAATCGTAAAAACTCTCATGAGAATCACTGACCTCATCCGTAATACTAATCAACCATGAAAAACCTATTCATCCTGGCAATTACCCTCACCGCCTGTGGCTCACCCCAGGATGCACTCTCAGATGTAACTACAGGTGGTTCATCCGCTGTTACCATATCTGAGACGGGTGGGGACTCGGTGACCCTCGAGACCACAGGTGGCGCTGACTCAGCTACGGGAGGTTCTGAGAGCCTCACCACAGGTGGCTCCAGTGCAGCTACCACAACGACTTGCCCCGCCGGTGCGTGCGTTACTGGAACCGGTGGAAGGGGTTCCACGGGTGGTTCACCTGGTACTGGCGGTGGCAAGGCTACCGGTGGCTCCAAAGCCCTGGCCACGGGAGGGTCGTCCTCCACGTGTCGTCCTGGTGACCTGGGCTGCCTCTGTGGAACGGGATCAACCTGCTACGGGTCTGGCCACTGCATCACGTCCACGACCCCTCCCAGGTGCTGGGCAGTCAACTACACAGACCCGACCCAAGTTGGGAACGCCGGCTTCGCTTGTGATACCACATGCATGATCGGCCAGACCCCTCCATGTGCTTCGTGTAATTACGCGAGCCTGACTTGTTCAGGCGGGATCTGTGTGAGCAAATAAAATTCAAATGTAGATGTAAATGGCCCCAGACCCCAAAGGAGTCCAGACCATGAAGCATCAAATAGTCCCTGAGTTACAATTGATTACCGCCGAGCTCCGAATCGCAGTACAGGTTCTCCGCGTTATGCGAGCCCAGCTCGAAGTCATCAGAGCCCTACAAAAGATGACTCCCACCGACCAAGCACCATTGCAGATCGGTGGGAGTGTTACCCTTTAGGAGAGATTCGTATGGGAGATACACCGAAGCCTTGGACGCCACCCAACCTCGAGTACATGATCAGCCCAGTGACCAAACTGGATGAAGCCATCCGGGAGTTCGAAGTCCTGGTAGCCAACATGAGACTCAAGGAACGCCTAGGGGATGAGATGGACGGTTGCTACTCCCACTACCGGAACGCCTTCCAGGGAGCCTTGGAGGAGGGTTTGGAGCTACCCGAACGCTTTGACCCTGACACGGTCATCCCAGGAGTGTAAATAGAACTCAAGCCAGGGGGATGACTCCCTGGCTTGAGCAACCAGTTTCCAATTAGTGGAGGCATTACGAGTGCCTATCCAGACCGAACGAGTACTTAATACACCGGTGAGGGTTCGAGGTCAACTTCGAATAGTTCCGACCCGAGAGAGTACTCTCTCAAAGAGGGTCAAGTGGTGGCTCCGACGATCCCTCACTCTCACCCGGAAGACACCCTGGCTCCAGCTCCTGAGGCACCACGAGAGATGGCTTCGACTCAAGCCTAGGGTCAAGGCCCTCTTGGGTTCCAGAGAGTATCTGAAGGCCCTCTACGCTGGCCAACCATGGAAGCGATTCAAGCTCTTGTACCAAAGAGCTTGGGAGAAGAATACGGTCAATGGTCAGGCTTCCCTCTTCCTCCGGAAGCTTCGTTACAAGAGGACTCCTACAGGGAAGACTAAGACCAAAGAAGCCAAGGCTCGTCATCGAGCTCGTCATCGAGCTAAGGTACTTGAAGCCTACCAATCAACCATAGGCCGGTCAATCGTTCAGTCCCCTATTAATCAGGATCTTTTAACCAAGAAGGGGATCTAATTTCTAGGGTTATAAACACGTCCCCCGCAGCCCATTGGCCGATAGGTAATTTGTCTATCCACATCTGATTGACCGGTCTATATTGATTGACCATTCGGACGTGGAGGGACGTGTTTATCTCTGTCGGATGGACGTCCCCCTACGGCCCGAGACCCAGAGGAAGAGGGATCGAGAACCCGGTGTAACAGAGTGAGTACCTCTAGGTCAGCTCAGAATGCTTCGATGACTACAATTCAAATGATCCAATCCTCGAAAGAGGATTGGTCAGTACCGTCTTCGAGAGACTTGTCTGAGTTGACCTAGAGGTTCAAAGGATGCCCCTACCCAAAGTGGATGGAACCCTCATGGGTTCGAGTCTCTACTCCTCTCTCCATGAGTATGGAACCTCTGCGAGAAATGGGAAGTACATAGTCCATAAGGACTTCAAAGAGGTAACCCTCCACGGTGTCACAATTCTTGTGAGGAATGTTCACGATGGTGACCCCTATCCACAAGGACATGATGAATTAGAGTTCGTCAATTGGTTGTTCCCGATTATGACGAACAAAGAAGCCCATGATCTTGTGAACCAATTTATTGGGCACGAAGTGGATATGACTCTCGTTGGGGATATGGCTCGAACTCTCTGTCGGATGAGGATGATCCCTCCTACGAGGTTCGAACGGATTCTTTCTGAGGACATCCTCTGACCTGGTGTAGGTGGGCCCGGGAACTCTTATGGGTTACCACCCTATACCCTTCCACGAGCTCGAGAGCCTCATCCCCTCACCGGAACCCGATGATGGTCTCCGAAGCCTTCACGACCTCCTGGAGCGGTATGATTGGGAGAAGGATGTCAAGCCCCTCTTGGAGTTGATCCCTCCTTACGTCGCCGATGTACTAGATATGTTCCGCCTAGGGAAAGGGCAGGTAGCCATCGGAGAGATCTTCGATTACAGCCAAGCCAATATCTCGTATACGAGGCGATACGCAATCAAACGTTTGGTTTGGCTTCTTACTCGACCCAAGTTCACGGATGAGGAGATCCGTGAGTTAGTGGAGCCTTACACAGTGGAAACCACCCTCAATGTGTACTATGTAGCCAATTACACTCAGAAGCCTATTCGTAAGTACGAGGTTACACCTGTTTCAAAAAAGGAACAGATTGAGATTATGGTTCTGATCTACAAGAACCCCAACACATCACGCTGTGGTAGGACGCTTCAGCGTAGATCCCCTACAGTTCGAGCATACTTTAAGAAGGTAATTTTTCGAATGCTGAGTGATCCCCAACCCTCCCCAGGTGCTGACTTACTCCGAAAGCACTTCTACAAGGTCATTGTGAACAAGGAGTATCGGATACTTGACCACCTGATCCGTAAGTCTCACCGGTGTACTTAGTCCACTAGATGGCCGACAAGACCGACAGCAACAGTGATATAGAATCCTTCTGGGAAGGGATTCGACCCCAACGCCCCAAGCCCAAAGACATAGGTGACCTGGCTAAAGAGGGTTACCAACTGGGTGGTCTTCGGCTCGGTGGGCTCCCAGTAATGAATTCCTCGACCGCTCGTCCCCTATCTGAGATGGTTCGAGGGGCGGTAGGCGTAACAGGTATCACAGGCTCTACTGGCCCGGTAGGAGCCCAAGGATACACTGGGCCCCCTCCTGGGTTGAATGGCCCTCACGGCCCCACTGGGCCCACAGGAGTCATCCTACCGAGCCGATATGGAGCTGCTTACCACAGTATCGATTTTGAGACAGAGTGTGAAGGATTCCTGGCTCATGCCACCCACTACCAAAACCATCCGATCCTCCATGCGAGGTACATCTATGATCAGTTCAGTGGGATTTGTATCTACGGTTGTGTGAACCATCAGAACAATGTGTATGAGATTATAGGACGACGTCACGGCTACGGTAATGTGTATGCGATAGAACACAGTATTGCAGTGGAGCAACTTCAATATCCCCCACCAGAAATGGCACTTAACTTACTGAGGCAGGCGTTCGAGAATGGCCTTCATGAGTTGTTAATGAGACCCACACAATCACTCCTAGAGAACTTCCGGTAGTTGGGGTATGTTAGTGGGATATGCGTATAGCTGGACTTGTAGGTTTAGAGAAGCAGATCTCGCACAAGTCCTCTCAGATTGAGATCAGTTGGCATAACTCCCACTTCTTTCAGTTTCTTGAGGACTCCGAGCGCATCCCATTAACAGCCCAGGTTCCATTCAGGGATCCATTCGATGATCCTGAAGAGGAACCTGAGTACCAACCTCGGTTCAATTGGGATCGTGATGTGGTTCCCCTACTGGACTCCCTCCCTCCACGTATAGCCGATATCGTAGAGCTCCGTCACCAAGGGGTGGGCGAGTATATCATCGCCAATATGTTCGAGGTGTCACAGTCTGCCATCTGTTACATCCTACAAAGGGCTCACGAGAGGCTTCGGTTCCTCTACAATCGTCCAAAATACACAGACGAACAACTAGAGAGGCTCCTCTCTCTGTGTCTTACCGCACCTAAAGTAATAAGACTAATGATCAAGCTCTGGAATGACCCCAATCAAACCAAAGCCGTGGGTGAGGAATTCCAAACACAGACTACAGTGCGCAAGATCTTCCACAACTCTATTGAGGTACTGAGAGAATCATGCCAAGCCTTCCCGGAAATCCTGCCTATCTACCTACACTTTAAGAACGTGAAGGATAACAAGCTCTACAGTATACTAGTAAATCCAACACATAGCCTGGAGCACAATTCGATGATACGGAAAACTGTGTTGGAAAATAGGAGCCTAACAGCTGAGGAGAGGGCAGCCAAGGTAGAGGAGAGGCAAGCCAAAGCCGCTCATGCGCAGAGAGTGAAGCGATTGGCAGCGGCGCGTCTCCGGCGCGCTGCCAAGAAGAAGGCCTGGGAAATTGAGTATAGAGAAAAGAATGAAGCTAGAAAAGCACAAGAAGCTGCGAAAGAGCAAGCTACTCGTGAGAAGATCCAAGAGCGACTTGCCAAAGCCGCTGATAGAAGAAAAGCCCTTCAAGATGCCTTAGTGGAGGAGATGGTAAACCATCGTGACCAAGTGGACTAATGTTCTTGTCCTCCGGTGTAAAGTAGGTACCAAGAATGGCCAAGGAAATAATTCTCCGCACCAAGGTCGACGAGGACACCCACAAGCGGATCAGGGTTAGGGCAGCCCGAGAAGGCCTCACGAGGCAGGATTGGATCAAGCAAGCCATCCTAGCCTTCCTCAAGCGTGAGGGTGTCCCTGAGCCATCGTCGACCCAACCAGAGGTGGTTTGATGCCCGGGCTGCACTACCTGTCTCACTCATTCAGCATGGGTGAGTCTCTTACCGAGGGGCGAGATCAGTGGCTTGATTATACGGAACAACTGGGCGTCGACCTATCCAGGTACATTGGTGCACCTGGTAACACAGGGACTCTGGCTTCAATCAGAGCAGCCCTCCGTGATGCCCTCCCCCCAGAGGCTGTTATTGACGTCAAGCTCGACGAGCTTACTCAAGTGATTACCATTCAAGTGGCGGCTGCTGAAGTACCCAACCTTGATCACAGGCTGATGGTTGCCATCGATAAGGTTGTACCTGCTTCCATCACCACTGAGGTCAAGGACGGCCGGATCAGGATCGGACGAGAGATAACACGACCTCAGTACCCAACAAGGTTTGAAAGGGAGCCGGTGATATGACACCTGAAGAACAAGCCCTAGCTGATCGCGTCACCCTTGAGAGGCAAACGAATAACTCCTTTTTCACAGACAGACTGAAAAAGGGTGTGCTCGCCTACTTGGCGACACAGGGTAATCGTAGGGGTA